CCGATGTATGCCTGATCAATGCGAATCGACTTGAAAAACGACTGATGATCCAGGCGGCCCGAAGCATAGTTGTAGGAAGACGAATTGCCGGCCGCGATGTTGTATGGCATATTCAGGCAACGGGCAATTTCGTTGAGGATTTCGCGCTTGAACATGTCATATGTCGTGGCCGGCTGCTCAGCCTTGACCTGAGCAGGCTCCCAACCCTCGGGCACAAATACCGCCGTATTGGGCGAGAGTTCCATTTCCGCATTCGGCTCAACTTCTGCGGCCTCGCCATTAGGCGGCAGTGTGGTTTTCATCAGCACCGCAATGTTCGCTGCGCTTTCGGCGGCCGCAATGACAGCCAGCGTGTAGCGTCGCAACATTGCGAACAGCGGCAATGCCGGCGTAATCTCAGGCACACCACGTATTTGACCGGGGCGCTCAGGGCGGAACAGATGGATCACGGCGGCGGCAGGAACGCGGTCGTACTCAGTCAGCCGGGCACTCGCCGCTCGCGGATCGCCGGGGTGATGACGCAGAATGTAATAAGCGAGTGGATTGCCGAATGAATCAAATTCGATACCGTCAGCGACATTGTCTGCGTACAATCCGAGCATGGCCGGCGTTGCAACCTGATCTGCTTCAATCAGCCGCAGATCAAGCTGCACCGGCGCATCAACACGAGGATTCGTCGTCAACAGCGCGAAGCACTCACCCGATTCACATTGAGCAATGCGCATCGTGCGCAACTTGCCGGCCAACCCCACAGCATCAGCCCAACGGGCAAACTCGCGCTCAACGAACCTGTTGATCTCGGGAGTCCCCGTAAGCATTTGTAATCGCGGGCCGGTGCCAATTACATAATTGGCCAGCGTCAGCACAATACCCTTTGCATAGCTGTTGTTGGCGACCTCATAGCGCGCACGATTGCGCAGTATGCGGCGCACCTCGGGGCTCATTGCCGCTGCCGCAGACAGGCCATCAGCATTAGCCCAATGGCGCCTGTTGTCAGCCGTAGTTTGTGCAGCGTCGTACTTCGCGCGCAGAATGCGGCGCACACCAGCACGCATCCTGCCGCGATCGTAGCCAAACAGCCTGCGCCAGAGTCCAAGCACTACACTACACCGTCCCGGGCGGCACAATCTTCACAAAGCGCAGAGCACGCTTCGGTTGAGCCGCCGTCTCTTTAGCCGACAAATACTTGTCCGCTTCGATCTGCTCGCGGATGCTGTGTTGCTCGACAGTAATCGAATCACCGGTAGCGCGCCGCGGTCCAGACGCGTTGTCAAAAATCGTGTCTTTGAGATCAGCCATATGTCACCAACACAAAGGCCGTGCAGGGGTGCGGCCCCGCACGGCCCGACCGATAGCACAACAGCCGGAAATCTGTTGCGCGCCCTACACCAGCTTATTTACGCCGTGACAACAGACAATGCAACAAGCATCAGGCAAATTGTTACACCGGTGTAATTATTTATTGTCTTTCCCACGTCACAATACGCTTGCCACAATGCCGGCATTCGCGCCGCCGCATGATTGTGTTATTCGGCTTACGGCGAACGTACACGACCCGGAAATGACGGCACCCGCAGCGCGAGCACACAAGACCGCGATCCTGTTGTGCTGCACCGTCGCGCTGTGGCGAAGGATCATACATCGCTAACTGCGGCACAGATCTGTGCGAGTGTATCGTTTGCGTTCGCGCACGCGGACACACTCGAAACCAGGCAATGCTGCGCCAAGCATTGAGGCGGCAACAGCACAGCCGACCAGGCAATCCAGCCAGTGATTGTCAACACCATCAGAGCGCAGCCGCCACTCGTCTACCGTACGACCGCGCCCCTGTGTTTGAACTCTGTATTCACTCGTGAGGTGATCCGCCAGTAAACGATGCTGCTCTGGCTTTCGTCCAAAGATCGACAGGCACCCCTTATCACCGAGCGGTGTTGCCAGGCGCGCATGCACAAATGACTTCCAGTAATTGGTGTCATACAGCACATGCCGCACAGCGCGTGAACCAAACGCTGCCGGGATGCGCCAATTCAATCCGATCCTGTCACCGCGCTTCCGCCGATATTCACCGAACGGGATGCTGGCTGCGCCAACATAACGACCATGCGACGGCATCACTATTGCTGCGTGCGGCGACTGACGACAGAATTCGTAGATTACGTCGGTTGTCTGTCCCCAACTTGCGTCGATCAGACAGCGCTCAATGCGCATCGCAGCACCACTATCGCGCCCCCATTCACGCGCTAACGTGCGCTCTGCCAGGCGCTCAAGCCCGGCATACACAGCACCTTCCTGCCCGGCGCGCGGCGCCACAGACATCAGCGTGCGTCGAATATCACGCAGCATGAAATAATCAGAATGCTGTTCCGGCTCTGTACCATAGTCAACAATGTAGCCGCTGAAATCATCTTCCCATGCAGCCACAAGCCAATAAAGCGCCTTGGCCTGTACATCTATGAACATTGTCAGATGCGTCGCAGCAAGCGGCACAAGACCACGCGCATAGCCATTGAGCTTGCGGACGATCACATCAGCAGACAGCGTGTCAACCGCCGGCTTGTCATCTGTCAGAGGCTCATTCTGGTATTCGGCGTGAAAGGCATGCTCACCGCGACTGAGCCGCAGATTCATAGCATGCTGTATCGCTGACAGCTCGTCATGATTGTAACATTCCGGCCACGCCACAATTGCACCTTCATCCATTTCAGCGCGATGCACTCGATAAAACTCTGTGGCTTCATGTGTGCCCCGGTCTTCGCGCATCGCACGACGCCAGATATCAGCGTACTCATCCCACAGCTTCTGATTCTTGGGCCACGCGTACACCATCTTAGTGCGCTCACCCTGCCACTGAGGATGCTTGTCGCGATCCAGTATGCGGTCGGCCAGGTCATCTTTCTGCACTACTGTCAGCGTCATGAGGCCGGCGATTTTGCGACCCGGACCGGCCAACCCGAGGATCGCGCCCGACAGAATACGCTCACGCGCCGTGCACTGCGATGGCGAACGCGCTGACTCATCCGTCTGTGGATCATCGATCAGCACCAGCGACGGCCGCACTGATGTGCCGTCGGCGCGCTTGTGCTTCATGCCGCGGATGCGCCCGGTGATGCCCGCTACGCAGATGATACCACCGCCAGACTTCGGCGGCGCGTCACCATACCACTCAAGCGGCGGCAGTGTAGGCAACACAATCTCGCGCGCAGTCCAACTGATGTGTGTCTGCTTTCCCCTGTAGAGTTGTCCGGCAGCACGCTGATGTATTCCCTCTAGCGCGCGCACCGGGCCAACAGCCTCACTGAAGTCTTCTTCCAGAGCATCATTGGTTTCGATTTCAACCTTGATGCTTTCCAGCATGTTAGCCGCATGTTCTTCGTCACTGCCGATCAATGCCACGAACTCACGATGACCATAGAGCAGCGCCCAGAGGCATGCAGTTTCGCAAAGTGTTGTCTTCCCGCTGCCGCGTGGCATCGCCATAGCGAACAAACCACCATGCAATACAGCTTGTTCGATTTTGGCAATCACGCGCAAATGATCCTGCGACCATGGTAGGTAAAACGTCTGAGGAAAATACTGTTCGCAGAAAAATCTGAAATCACGTTCAGCATGCGCACGACGTGCCGCATCAACTGGTGGATGCACCCACTCGGCGCGCGCAATATCGCGACCGAGCAGCGACATCTCGCGGTTGCGCTGCGCGGCGCGGTCTTTATGTAGTGCATAATCGCGCGGCATTATATGCCAGTGTAGCGTCAACTACAGCCAACGCAAATACGACAGCAGATAACAGCACACATCGGACATTACTGCGATGTCATCACCACCCACCACCCACGGCGACACGGAACAATGAGGCCAGCGACAGCGCGTCACAAAAAATAGCAACATTTTCGCAAGTTTGTCTTGACTTTCTGGTGACTGCGTGTAATGATACAAGTGGAAAGGAGAACACAATGAAAAAGAACGAAGTAAAGGTCGGCGGCGTGTATGTGGCAAAAGTCAGCGGAATGCTGGTGCGCGTGCGGATCAACGGACCCAGTCCATACGGCGGATGGGATGCAACGAACACGGCGACCGGTCGGCGTATACGGATCAAGAGCGCTCAGCGCTTGCGCTGGGAAGTGCCGGTCACCACGCCACGGCCGGCGGAACCAACGTCCTGACCGCCAATAACGTGAACCGGCAACAATCACCGCCGAGGCACCTCAACACGATGGTGCTTCGGCGGCATTGTTGTAGCCACTAACCTCGTCGCGCAGGGAAGCATTGTCATCAGATACACCCCTTGCTTGTACGTCTGGCGTCGATGCGGTTCAACACATACCGCACCTGTGCGATTGCGACAGTATCAAAAAGCCTGACATTGCCGGCATATGCGCGTGGTCGGATGTAGCTGTGTGTCCGCAGGATGCGGCACACACGGTCGACCGGCACGCCCAGCTCTGCGGCAATGACACCTACTGTGACCAGCTTCAGGGGATGATGTTCCTGGGTCTTCACGGTGAACACCTTTCGATCTGGGAAGGGCCCCATTGCCCTTCACCAGTCTTTGGGCGTTCACAAAAATGCGCGCAAGTCTTTGTGAATAAAGGACTGGCCGTTCATGAATGTTCATGAACGGGTACGGTCAGAACGGAAACCGCCAGGTCAACAAACCTTGTGGTGGTTAGGGGGTGGTCCCGCGGCAGCCTTCCGCCGCGAATACCCTGGAAGGACCCACATAAATGGCCTCTGGCGCATCGGGGGTACCTAGGGTACCACCCTGCGACCGTGCGTTGAACGGCGCCCCATTTCTGGCCGTTTTTGGGGCATCCGACGAGGCTTCGACCACCACGTCTGGCCGCTCGCAATGCGGCATCACCACACACCACCCAGCCAGCTTTCATCCTTCGCATTTTTCTCACACTTTGCGCGCAATTCGCGCGTGCGATTCGCGTGTGCAGTTCGCGTGTAGCGCTACACGCGCGCCACACGCGCGCCGCACGCCGGGGGGCGCGCTCGTCGCGTGTAGTAATACACACTATAGTGTGTATTACTA